GTCTTGTTTTTCGTTGCTTGCGTTAACAAAGATCCCCACGCCATCATCCGGCGTCGCAGCGCCCTGCTCATCAAGCAAGATGGCCACATGGTCGAATAGCATGTTGCGAGCCACCCACGTGTACTTCTTGCCTTTTGACTTGCCGCTATTCTTTTCACGTTGTAGCAACAAGCCTGTAGATACGTGAATAGGCTTGGCGTCGGCATTATTTGCCAACTCATCAAGGCGCTCTAAAACCCTCTTACCGTTATCGGTAGCCGATGCGAATCGCTTGTTGATGAACATATCCATGACGACGCGATCGCCATCTTTGCGGACATTCTCAGCCCATGCACCTACGTGGAATTTGTTTACCGCTCGCGGGTTATTAGCACTGACGTACTCGCCGCCAATTTTTGGATGTCCCAAAGGCATTTGGTTGCCTTCGAGTGTTTTAAAGCTTTTGTTAATTTCCTCAGCCGGATACAACCCGCCATTCATCACAACATCGTCAACGACAGGCACAACGCCGCGAATGACGATATGCTCGTCACCGTCGATGGTTTCAGTTGAGATATTTGCGGAGTTGATGGCGAGGGATTTTACATGAATACTCGAAAGCTTCACGTTGCGTCCTCATTGGTGGATTTCAGGCAATAAAAAAGGCCGCCTGAGCGACCTGTTTTACTTGATATTTCTACTTAAATTTTATATCCAGATAATCAATGGTTAATTTCTTGCTGGCATTAACATCAGCCCATGACCACTCACTATCATAAATTTTCTTCGGGTCTTGCCGTATCTCATCTGCAAAATTAGCGAGCGCATCAGCAATCATATCTGCCACCTCCAGAGAGGTTTTATCGAAATCTATTTCGCTGTCTTTTAGCATAACAACCTGTCCTTTAATCTCGCCATTAGATTGCAATGATTATACATTAAGCTGCTTCTGCTTTCGTCCACTGCTTGCGCTCTTTCGCCAACTTATCGACCAACCCTTCGTTAAATACACTGCCGTCGTCGTTGACTAGCACCGGTATCTGAGAGCAATAACAGTTGAAAGAATTACCCCTTGCGAGTAGAACTCTCTCACTTCTTCCGTTGTGTAGGTTCGTCCATGCCGTGAGGCATGCCAGCTTCGTGTGGTGGCCTTTAGTGCAGATAGCCAAAGCAGTTTAGTTTTCAGTCCTAACCTATCAGCGGCGAAATCCGTTTCCATCCACTGAGCTTCACGCAGCGCGCCAACTTGCTCAGTCTGTGCAATGGTCTTGGCCTTACCCATCGACACATCAAGCCGCTTACTGATTATCCTTGCGGTCTCGCGGGGTTAACACCTCGTCCGATCGCATCTGAAATCACGTTTGCTAAGTCAGCACGCGCAGCATCACTAATACCTTTCCAATCGCTATACGTTGATACATACGCCGCGGCTACCTGATTCTGATAAGCAGGAGACGACAGGAGAGCCTGCATAGTGGTTTGCTGTGCGTAGACTTGAGATTGTGCAGATAGGTTGGTGTAGGCGCTCTGTGTACCTCGTTCAAACTCAGTAGCTACGTAATCCAGAGCCCAAAGGTTGTTGCTCCCACCTTCTAGCAGGTAGTCATCAAGAATTAGCTGCATCCGCTCCAGTAGGTCAGCGAGTTGCTGAGCCGTCATGTCGTAGATGTAGGTACCTGCGTTTACTTGATATAGCGTGTCAGGCTGGCCTTCGTTGGTGCAGAGAATAAATCCCTGTTCACCGTTTGTTTCCCGCTCCCTACCAGTTAGCCTCTCATCGAATAGCCGCTTTAACGCCGCCTTAATGTCGTAGTAGCGCTGCTCAATGTCGCGGTACATCTTGTTTACTGCTCGGTAGGATTGAGTCGGATCAGACTTGTTGCGAGGTATCACCGGATTTGGCGGTCGTTGTGTTGCCATCTTCCTCACCTGTTAGCGGGTCTATTTGGCTCTTTGTTGACTCATCAGCCCCAGTAGGCTCATCGGATACCTTGATTGGGTCGAGCTCACCAACGGCACGAACTTCATTCTCAGTCACTGCTGGAGTGCCGAAAGCGCTTCGTGTTTTATCTGCCACGTCAGCCATCGCCTTCATGTTCTCAATCTTGTCCTTTTCGCTCGGTGCAAGCTTGTCAGACCATACCAGCGTAACTTCTCCACCTTTCGGCGGGTCGATTACTCCAATCGCCCATAGGCGTTCGATGAGATTGGTAACGTACTGCGTCTGGAATCCCAACGGCGGCCATTACATCGGTTAGCCAGTCCTCTTTGTCTTCGCTGGATGCGAGCGAACTGTCTGCTGCCAAATAAGATAGTGAACGGACAGCGAATGGAGGCGGAAAACTCGTTCGCGGTAACTGTCCATGTCGGCGTTGGGTCGCCCGGAGTCACTGCGAGCACGTTCATCTTGCCAGCCTGCATCACAGCAGCTGAGTCAGTACACGGTTGAGCTGTTAACCTTATCGCTCATCGCCTCGCCGAGGTCTTTGTATCCGGCGTCTTTTGCTAGCTTTGAGATGTGCTCCATCTCGGTAGCAGCATCAAACTCAATACTTATCTGGCGACTGGCGTTCTTCAGGAATCCTCTGCACTGCCGCTGAAGTCTTCTCTAGGTCAGAAAGCTTGTTATATCCAGCTTTAAAGCAGTGGAACGCCTGATAGGATGTTGTCGTCTTCTGAACCTTCACAAAGGATGATAACGCGATCTGGATGAATTCGCAGAGACTTAACCGGCCCTGAATCTCATCATTACCGATTGGGCGCTCATCGAAGTTGTACATCTTCGGCTTGCCGTAGTTCGGTGATCGCGGGTCGCTATCCCATTCAGATACTGTGAGTTGCTTCTCCCATACTGGGATTAGGTTTTTCAGCGCGCCATCTTTCGTCTTTTTAACTTCAGATACGTCTACCGGCTCATTCCAGTCTTTATTGTCACTCACTTGAATGATTAGCGCTGAGTAGTGGCCTACCAAGTTCCGGCGGTCTGCATCTTTAATCTTTGCCCAGTAACGTTTGAGCAGCTTGGTTACCTGCTTCTCCCACGCAGTATCAACCTTGTTCTCGTTGCTAGGCTCACCCTCAACAATCGTTGGGTTATCTGACCAACAATCATCAAGAGTGCGGTGTACTGCTGCATGCGCAACGGCGTTGCGGTCGTATGCGCTGTAGTAGTCACGGGAAAGTTGGGTTTCTCGGGTAGCCAAACTCTTCCCAGATATTCGTTCGCTTGTATTTCCGCTCATACCGCCTGTGGCGTAGAGCATTCGATTCCTCACCGTCTCAGTGATGGAATTTACGAGCATTTCAAACTCGTCTTGTTTTCGCTCACTGAGCACTCCTTAGAAGAAGAAGGAACCGACTTTCTTATGGTTGTTCTTCGCTACTGCGAAATAACGGAATCCGTCGGAACCGTGTGATGTGAAGTCATGAAGTGGTTTATCTTTCCAGCATCCGCGCTTGTCATCCCATTCTTTGCGGTAACCTTCCAGATGAGATATGCCCTCAGAGCACTTATCTTCATCGAAAACGCATCGCGGGTAGGATTTCACGGACTGACTCAATGCCGGTATCAACACCAACCTTTGGCACGACTTTGAATGTCATCGTGTACATCTGCCCGTCAATCTCATAACCCTCTCTGGCCAGCTCGCGGCGAGACTTCGCATCTGAACCAAACTCACGGTTATCAATGTCATGCGGCCCCCAGTGTTCGCCGTACTCGTATCCTTTGTCCTTCAGCACCTTCATGTAGTGCCTCAAACCTTCGCCAGAGTTCTCGTAGTAGTCGATGACATGGAACTCTTCACCAACTTCACGCACGAACCAGATAGCCGTGGAGTCGCCCACGCCGATATCCCAGAACGTGTGAACCGGTAGGTGTGAGTTGTCTGGTAGCTTGCCGATTCGGCCATTCTCGTACAGCCAGCGAATTGTTTGGCGTAATACGCGCCTTCAACTGACTGTTGGAATGCCTCAGAGGGTATCGAAGGATATTCACGCTTCATGTCGTCGCCGAGCGTTTTCTCTTTCGCGAGATACCACGCTTTCTGGCGCTCATTCAGCGCTATTCCGTACTTACCCTGTAGCTCAGCAAAGTATTCGCAGAGGCCGTTCTGGGTAGCTGCTCTACTGGGTCGATGGCATAGAGTGGATTCTTCCACCATGAGAAGAAGAAGAATTTCCAGTCGAGGTTAGATAATGCTTTCTCTGTATCGCCGCTTCTCCGCCGTTTGACAGTAGTCAAAGAAGTAGCCTGCGCGCCCCTCGGCAGTGCTCTCGATTGTCGTGAAGCAATCAGTGGATACCGCTTCGAAAGCACCAGTGACAATCTCACGGGCTTTGTCTGGATACTTAGCGCATATCTTCCCGAACTCGGAAACGTGCAGATAGCGCAACGTGCCGCCACGAAACGATGTGCTTACGTAGAGTGATCCGCCCTTTCTGAATACCAGCTCGCCGGCAGCATCATTGCTTGCGGGATTGGCCGCCTTTATCTCATCGGGTAACCGGTCATATGCATATTTAACCTTCTCCCTAAACAGGCGCTTGGCGTCATTCAGAGTGTGGCAATCAATGCGCACTTGGCAGACTCGAACAACGCTGCATCCAACTGAATGATGCATACCTCAGTAGTGAAACCAAGCTGTCGAGCTTTCAGGATGATGTTGCGAGTGTGGATACCTTCGAAGTATTCGAGCTGTTCCGGCGTCATCTTGAAGCGTACTGGCTTACCTTCTTTATCGGTGATCCAGTAGAGATTGTTCAGTCGCCAGTGTTTATTGATAGCAGTTTTATATGCTCAGGTTTCATTACGCCCCCTGAGACAGATCGTCCATTAGGTCAGATAGTTTCTTAACGGTGCTGTCGCCCTGCTCGTCGTCAATGTTGTACGCCTGACGCTCAAGGCCGATGAGATTCTTCAATGTTTCGCTGAGAGCCTTAGCTGCTTTAACTCGTTCAGGCATACCGATGATTGAGTGATAAATCTCGCTGAGCTTATCCTTCCCATTTTCATCTGGGTTAATCATCAACTCGCCGAGCTTACGCAGTGATGCAACATCAGCACATTCAGCGCCAAGCTCATCAAAGAGAGTGTTGGTGATGTCTCTGGCTTTTTGATGTCGCCACGGTGAGCCATGCGGACGTTGGCAATGACCTCGGCATTGGCCTCAATAAGTATCCGTTCATTGGTAGCCGTTTCAATGGATACCTGTCTGGATACCTCACGTTTGGATACCAGTGCGTCAGCTTTAGCTTTTATCTTGCCTTGAGGTCTCTCTCCCAACCTTCCTTCTTCGCTCGCTTGTTTATCGCCCCATGAGTAATTCCATGTTGTGAGGCAATTTCACGGATAGACATCAAACCAGCACGGTAAGCCGATTCGATGGCTTCCCAATCTGGTTTAACCATCTATTTATTCCTGCGCTTTATCTTCTTCCGCTACCGGCTTGAATGTGATTTCACTCAACTCATCCGGCTGAATGTATGTCCATGAGCCGTCATGTTCTGCATAGCGAATAGACCGTTAACCAGTCTTGGCTCTTTTGTTGTCATGACGCCTTCGTATGTAGTTCCGTCTTTCTTTGTTGCTTTGACGTTGTACTTATCAGCCATGAAGATTCACCTCATCGCCTTCTGATACGATTTCTTTTTTGAAGCAAGAAACGACAAGCCATTTCCAATTCAGAAGCGCACCTATCACAAGCAAAGGCTTCATCCATGGCCTCAGCGAATATTTAACCCATATCTTGGATGTAATCATTGGAGTTCCTGCTGATTTGTGAGTATCCGCCATCGGGCGTTATGTGAACTTATGCTGCAATATCGTGTGCCCTCAGTGAAAACACACTGTATTGCTCCATGATTCTTCTGCCACGGTTCATGTAACCGCCATGAGAGCGAGTGGTAATCGCTCGGCATTGGTCGTTATTGATGTCTCTGTACGCTCGCGGCTAGGAGAGGCACCGGTTATGGCTAATACAGAGATGCTGCGACAACCCTACGCAATTTGATTTGGTTCGCCAGCCTCGCCCCGCTTCGCAGAGGTGCTAACTGACTTACGGCTTACCCGTCAGCAAGAAAGTGATCGCCTCCTACGGGTTACACAATCTGTTTCCTTGTCGGGGGAATTGGTAAGAGCCGTTGTGAAATTGGCTCTCTAACTATTTGTATTTGCAGCAAAGCGTAAATTTGCGCTTAGGCAGCCTTGTCTTGTAACTGGCTGGCAGCCCAAAGCCCAGCTATCCACTGAATGCCTTTTGGTGTGAACTTCACTTGTGTGAATGCGTGGCCGTTGTACTGGTTCTCGCCTGTCTTAACAGCGAATCGGCCTGCATCAAGGTGCTGGGAGTATGGGGTTAGCTTTCCAGCCAGCTTGTACATGATCCCGTTATCAATCAGAAACAGGCGGAAATCGTTTTCTTTTATCTTCAGAAGTTTTGCTGTCTCTCTAAACCCCATCAGCCCGGATGCTTCAACGTACTGATCAACAAATTCAGCCTTTGGTGCTGCTACTGCTAACTTATTTTCGAGAGCTGCGTTTTGTTCCGCGAGGTCAGCAGCAAGACGAAGCGCTTCCGGCAGTGTCTGCGGGATTTTGACCGGATGGCTTAAGCTCTGCTCCAGTTCCTGCCAGCGATCGACAAGTCTGGCAGTAAATTCAGGTGAAAGCTGAGCGACTACGATGATGCTGTCACGCTTACCTCTTTCACCCTCAAATACATAAACAGCTACCGGTCTGCCTGCCGTTTGCTTTTCCTCAATTTGAGGAGAAGCTATCGTGCCCCTTTCAACGAGGGTTTCGATTGTTCTTTTAACATTGTCGTGTCGTTTCTCTACCAGTTCTGAAATTTCAAGACTGGTAATAATTGCTGGGTGATCATTTACTGGATATTGCATGGCGAATACCTTCAAAAAAGAAACCTCTGTTCACCAGAACGCCCATACCCGATCGCACCATGCTTCGATGGAGTTCTCAGAGGTCGCTTTTGTGAATGGTTTCGGGGTTTACGATGCGCGGTGAAAGCGCGGTGAAATGCAGATGTAAAAAAGCCCCACCGAAGTGAGGCTCTATTGGGTGTTTGTTGCTGTTATTGTGTGCGAGGCCGTTTTTCTCTAATGGCCTTTTTAATCTGTTCACTTTCAACAATGCCTTTCTCGGCAAGGCTTTTCATAATCTCTGCATATTGCCGATAAATATTCTTACTATCGAATACGGCCATGAATCACTCCTATTGGCATTGGGTGCGGATATAACTCTGTAACCCATTAATCATTGTTTCGGATTGTCTGATTCGTTCGACGAGACTGAGATAATTGCGTTCAAACTCTGCATCATATCGGGGGCTGGTTGCATCAGGCTCGCCGGTGGCGGCGGTGGCTTCGGGCAGCTTTGGACAACTGGCAGCGATGCGCAGCCGCTTAGTGCCGTTACCAAGGTCAGTACGCAGACGCTCAATTTCACTTTTTGCATTGGCTAATTCCTGAGTGACTTTGATATCCAGTGCGGCGGCCTGTACTCGTTGTCGCTGGATGTTCTCGAGGTCTGCTTTCTGCTGGGTGACTACCTGAGTGATTTCTTTCAGTTCGGAACTAAGTGACTGCATCTGGCTTGTCGTGTACCACATGCCAACTAGTAGAGCGATGATGACCGAAAGTAACGCGGTGGTTAACTTGCTCATCTCTGACTCCAGGTGCAAACCTCATATTCAACGTCTCGCCGATTCATCAACCCTTTCCACTTCTTGCCACCGGCATAGACCCAGCGCTTTAGCTCATCACATGCTCCGGCATAGTCACCGGCGTTGAGCTTTTTCAGCATGGTGGACTTGATAAAGGCGTTGGCGCCAACGTTGTAGGAAAATGAGTAGATGGCGGCGAGCTGCGTTTCTGTAGTTTTAACTTTGATGCTCGGATTGACCTGCGCGGCGATCCGCTCTAAGTCAGCCTTGGTCAGCGCATCACACTCTGCATCTGAATATCGCTTGTTGAGAATAATGTCTTTCCCTGTGTGCCCATCGCAGACCGTGATGATTCCGACCACATCTTTGTAGGGAGCGTACTCTCGCCCCTCCAACCCACCGTTACCGCTTAGCATTACCGTTGCGATTGCAATGGCACCGCCACCGATAGCCGAGGCGATTTTATTTCTGAGCGCTGGAGACAATCCCATTAAGTCTGTCCTCCCGCTCTTTGCGTCGGTAATACCAGTTAACGCCGCAGGTAATGACTGTGCATGCTATACCGACAATGATCGCCCAGTCGCTTAGGCTGAGCCCTGCCATTTTGTCGGCCAACATCCACGATACCTCTTTTGTTGTTTCGGCATATGCCTTTGCAGAGACACCGCAGCCAGTCAGCGCCGTGCCTGTGACATATGAAAGTCTGCTATAAATTGTGCTCATTCTAGTCATAGCCTCACCTCCCCTGTGGGGTTAGGTGCTGTGTGTTTGTGTAGGGAATAGCGTCACCCGTATCCATGCCAATCTAGAGGATGTGTGAGTGCGGTTGGTTGGTTTTGGATGACGCTAAATGCAAGAAAGCCCCGAGCTATTAACTCAGGGCTTGAAATTGATACCGACCTTCCAGCCGGTTAGGTGGGGATGGCAGTCAATGAGACGAACTTACCCACTGTGCGATTGTTTTTCTGGCGTCGCACCGGTTATCCAGAAAATAATTGTGGTGGCCGGTGCTGAACTCCAGCATAACTACCGTTTCAATGAGTAGCTGTTTCACGCGCATCAGCCTGCGCATTCACCACAACTGTCATGAGTACTGCCAAGCACCACATCGTTGAGCCTTGGAGGTTATCGAATCAATACTCATGCAGTTGTGCAGCACACCAAACGCTCCGGTTTACCCTTCTTCGCTGAGTGATGTGCTGAATAGAAAAAGTGCCGAAGCATGCTTAAGACACACTATCGACACCTTACGCTTTAATGATTGCTCATTTGTTCAGTGATGTCAACACGATTATGCTACTTTTCGAACTTTAGCTACACGTTTGCGATTTTTAAACGCATTTTGTAGCGGCTGATAGAGCATAAACAGTGATGCATCGAGAACGTCATTCACCTCTCTGCGACAAGTTGATAGCGATGGTCGGCGCATCCGATTTCCACCACGCGTTGGGGTTTTGCGAGGAATTGCACTCTTGTGCATGTAGACTGCAATTGAGTAGCGAGATGACCCGTGTGAGTAGTAACTAAGCAGGATACCGAAAGCCCTTTTATCGATGTACATGACAGAATCTACGACCTGAGAAATCAATTTTCCGTCATCATCATTGCACATTGGGCGCGTCGGTGTTCCGCTTGGCTCTACGGTTGCCATGTATTGAGCTATAACGCTGCTCATGCGTTTCTCTAATCGACCTGAGTAAACCCATGCGCCCCACAGTTCCAGCCAGCCATTAATCCAATCATGCTGTTCTTTGGTGAGTTCCAACTGCCTTATGTTCATGCCGCCCTCTCATTTGGATGAACTACGCCGGCGAACTTATCGCGATGAGTGTCAAATACAACCTTGTGCACACTGAGTAACTTATCGTTTCTGAATACCTGAAGGCCGGTATTGAACTGAACGACCGAGTAGTGATCTCCCTTTCCAGTCATTTCCCGTTTGCGCCGCCGCTCTCGCGCAGTAGCAATTGCTTCTTTAAGATTCATGCAGCCTCCTGATTTAACGCCTTAAGTTTCGCTTTGTACTCGTCTCTAATGCGCTCAAGGTCCTTCCGCGTGTAATGACGAGCCTCATGAGGCCCCATAAGCCTGTTGAACCGCTCAGTGCCAATTTTCGCAATTAGATTGGGCTGGTATCCGGCGATGTTTCCCGAGAGGTGGTTATTACATGGGGCGCACTGCTTGTGGCAATTGTCCTCATCGAACCTCAACTCTGGGTTGCCGCCAACGGTGCGAAAGTGTCCGGCGTGGTATTGCCCATTATGAAAACGCCCACAACTGATACATGGCTCTGCTGAGTCACGTTCTCGGATGTAGGCGTTGAATTCGGTTTGGGCTTGTTTTGCGAAGTAACTGAGGGGTTTTACTGATAACTTTCTGATTTTAAGTTTGTCTTTATTTTTCTTCTGCTCTTGTCGTCGCTTGGTTTCCAGTTCTTTTAAAGCCTTTTCTCGATTCTTTTGATTAACTCTAATCCCTAACTCTGCCCCATGTTCTGGGCAGCACCATCGTTCATTCTGGAAGCGGGGAATGAACCACTCCCTACAGATTGCGCATTTACGTCTAGACATGTCTATCTCCAGATTTTGGATGTCTGTATTTTGGAATTGGGTAGGTAATTTGATTCAGGGAGAAGTGCTTGAACGAACCAGTGACGATTGTCTGCTGATAGTGATTTGGTAGCCTGAACTCCGTTATTTTTGTATCTAGTGAGTAATTGATTAGCTTCTTCTGTGGTCATTGGTTCGTGTGTGAACCACGTTAGCTTCATCTGTACCTCATATTTCAAATGCCATCTGAACACTAAACCGATCTTTCTCGGGGCAATAATTTAGAGAGGATGCGGAGTTAAAAGCCTCTATTCGCTCAACAAGGACTGCTGCACGTGTTTCTTTGGATGCAGGAGCGTAAGCGCTTTTGTTCCACGCTTTATCTATTCCAATATTTCTTGCAACATTAGTGCTATCAGCTGATGAAAGTGGGATGTGTTGAAAGATGGTTTTGTTGAGCATTCGCAATCCGTGTAACTTGCAAATTGGATAACCGTTTTCATCAACAACATTCTTGAGTAAATCACGTAGCTTCATTACACACTTTCGTGGTTTCTTTGCGTCGTACTCCCCCATACTTCCGATCGCGACTCTTGGATATTCGTGACAAAGTCGGATAAACCGTTCGTCAGGCTCATTCATATGCCAGACAGGAACACCGACAACCTTTCCGTGCGGCCACTGTTCAATTAGTGCATCGTTCTCTTCTGCTGAACCTCCGATCACATCGGGAATAACGGCAAACGAAAAGCGAGGATGATTCATCCAGCGCGCCACGAATTCGTAATAGTCATCCCATGTTTCGCGGGATGTTTTTGATTTATCCCAAAAAGTGAATGCTCCGTTATCGAGTGCGAATGATTGACTAACTTCGCTAGCGAGCTTTAATTGCCCCGGATTTGCAAAGCTAATAAACGCATGACGCCCCTTCCATGCTTTGAGTGCGCATGTATCAGGGGTTATAGGTCCGCCGTGATAATGAATCATGATTTATCCTATGCGGCCTCCGGTGGCTCGGGGTCAGCACTTGATACAAGCAGCGGCTCGACACCAGTCTCAAAGAAGCTCAACTTCCCTTTCATGGGTATGAACGGCAGTGTTTTGGCATCGGCCAGTACAAAGCCTTTCTCACCAAAGAACCATGGAGAATCACTTTCTTCTACGCAGTCGGTAATGGTCGCAATGCCAACAATGCCACCGGTCTGTAGTTGATCGATTGGTGGAAGCGGTATCCCATGCCCCAAGAGTTTATGGTGAATAAGATTGCTCGCCCTCGCGTACTCGATAGACTTAACTCCCTGTGACGCGTGAATCAGTACAGTGCCGCGGTATTTGGTGCGCCAACTGCGGTTCTCAATATCTTTGTAGCCATTGACTATTAGCCAAGCCCACGGCTGCCTGATGCTTATTGCTTTCATGCTGCTGAACTCCTGTTGTGTTGTTGAGCCCAGCGCATCGCGGCTATGGCATCATCACCGAACTTAACGTTATGCTCTGCACCAAACGCCTGTATCAGTTCTATCAGGTCGCGCATTTCACCCACAGTCATCCGACTAGTTGATTGACCAAGAACAACGAACCCACCCTCGATACCCGGTGCGGAGCGCTGGCCTTTGAGTGATGCGGTGAATATGTGCTTCCAATCTTCGCTACTGAGCGTTAAACCATGCCAAACGACTTGCTCGCTAATATCGTTCAGCATTGCCCATAGGCGCGCATTCTGGTCTAGGGTTCTGGTTCGCTCTTGGATTGTTACTACGAGGGGTGAATCTGGATTAATTGGAAGTGACTGGATGAACTGGATGGCGTTTTGCTGTCGGTGTCGGTCTATCAGAAAATAGGCCTGTTTATTCATGATTACCTCCCATCAGCACGACCATAACCTTTGACCATGCAATGATTGTTTATGTAAACAGCGGTTGTGTTTAGCTCTTTAGCTAGCCGCTCTTCGCAGTCTTTGCGGTCTGATTCTCCAGCCAATCCTGCGATAAATAGCAGAGCAGCAATGCCAGCACCCCAGCATAAAATTTGAAACGCCAGTTTCATCACTCCCCCTTAACCTTGATGCCAGCGGCGCGGATCGCCTCGGCGCATTGCTCCAACCCGGTGTTGAATCCAAGCTCGTGATCGGACAGAGTTTCTTCGTAGTCACGATGGTCTGGGAGTTGAACCTCCACCGCCTCGCGGCTTGCTTGCCATGCCAGCCACGCTAACTCCTTAGTCGTCGAGTATTTCCAGCAATAATTAGGTGCCCACGCCTCAAACTGTTCACGACTTGTCATGACTATCTCCATCAGAAAAAACGTACCGTTGAGCCTTTCATCCAACCAGAACAAACAACGCCTTTAACATCGCGTCCAGTCGAACTCTTGGCGATAAACTCAGTCGAAAACTGATCGTTCTCACTGCACCCTAACCATGAGTACCCGCCGATACGGATGTCGGTATACCCATTATCCTGAAGTACCTTTGTTGCCTCGGTTGGGTCTGTGCATCCTGCTAGTAGCAATGCGCCTATGAGTATTAATTTATTCATGACTATCTCCTACCAGCTGCAACACGCTGTGTTTGTATTCGTTGAAATCATCCGCAGTGATGCCTGGTACCATGCAGTCACCAAAAACAACTTCTCCATCATGGGTAAGAACAAAGCGGAACTGTTTGAAATACGAAACTGATATTTCTTTTGTTGGGCCGCCGTTTGGAACTGAGGATGGGAATTCTGGAAAGTGTTTGATTAGGTATTCAATGGCATCCGTTCGCTCTATGGCATCACGATAGTTCATAAACATCAGAAGCCTCCTTGTATTGATAGCGTGAGTTCATCAACGCCACGCATCTCTTGCGTATCAGTTTCAAAGGCATCTGCTCGCCAAGAATCAACGCGATCAACCATTCCATCGTAGTGCGTCTCACATGATGTGAATCCGTGATACGTGAGGCCGTCGCCGTATTCGAGATACTGATGACACATACAACACTTGCTCATTGCTCACCTCTGCGCGGTAGGTTTAGCTTTTTGCGAATATCTGCAATTTTCTGTAGCCCAGCTTCATTGCTGATCGGAATGTGTAGCTTTTCCAACTGAACAACCGGCTTTGGTATTTCTTCACCAGACTCAATGCGCCGCCCCATGATCACCAACTCTTCAGTGCAACTCTTGCGGAGTTCTGATTCAGACTGGTTCTTGCCGCGCATCTGCGAATATAACTTTGTCACCATCCAGTAAGTCGCGTTGCTAGGCCACGGATACGACTCAGGTGACGAATACAAGCCACGGTTAGCGCAGTACTCCATCACTAGGCCATACAGCTCTTCGCTGCTGGGCAAGCCGTTAGCTTTCAGAACACCTTGCTTGCACCATGCGATAAATTGACCGGGTGAAGGCCAGAACGGAGACTCACTTGATCGCGCATGCTGCATCCCCGCAGATAGCTGCTCTCTGGTTCGAATTCCATTTTCAGCGAATGCAGCAATCCACTGTTTTTTTGCCGCGTTCTCGTCTTCAGGCCTACGCAGGTTGGTTTGGCTTGCTGCTGGGAAAACCTGCTTTAGCTGGCGAAACAGAGCATCAACCAAGTTTTCAGCATCTGGATTAACTACCCCCTGCATTGCCTGTGTTGTTGGGTTAGACATTCTGGCCAGCGCCGAACCATCTCGGTTTGCGATAGCGCTCATCAGTCGATGTGTCATATGAAATCCTCCCATGACTCTCTGCTGTTCCAGTGCGGTACCGGATCAGCGTTTGGTCGTTGGCTTCGGTTTGGTTTGCCCATCTGGGCAGATAGGGTTCCCCATTTTTTCCGCAGAGCTGCCGGGGATAGGATGTTTGAGCACCAGAACGAATCTCGGTTTGCCCAGAGAAATAACTCACAAATCTCTTTGTGCGTTCGGTTGTCTTGCTGTCTCATCAGTCGAACTACGTTTGCCCAGTCCGCCCAGTTGGGTTCTTTTGCTGATGCATCAACCACGCAGACCTTCTCGTAAATCCAGCGACTAGCCCTATCGTCTTCTTCAGTCCCCCACTTGGATCCAGTGGCTGAGTAAACAAACGCATCTGGATGAGCTGAGAGAAACTTTGAAATGGGCTTGTCAGGTGATTCGAGAGAATCATCGGACGAAGGGTTTTTATTACTGTTCTTGTTCTTGTATTGGGTGTCTACCGTTTTCGGGAACCTTTTTCCTGATTCTGGGAAGGATTTTCCCGTTTTCGGGAATTTTCTTCCCGTTTCCGGTTTGTCTAAAATCCAGTCAGATAATTCGGTGTTTACCCCAACAAGTTTCATCATTCCCTGCTTCTGGCTAAAGATAATTTTCCTCTCTGCTAAAGCCTTGAGAGCGTCCGATACATGCGTGTCGCTCAAACCTGTCAGCTCGGCGATTACCGTGTTCGTCACCCTGTCCTGTTTCTTGTTCCATCCGTAGGTGAGCCAGATCACCGCCTCGAAACATTGCCATTCCCTGCCTGACATCCTGAGGCGCGGTTTAAGCTGCTGTATCTCGTTGGCGACCTTTGTGTACCCATTGGACAGGTCAGCCATACGCCCCCCTGTTTGTTCTGTTTTCTTGGGAAATCTTATTATCTCTGCGGTATTCATTCTGAATCCTCCACTTCGTAATCAGTGAAGTAACCTTTGGACATGGCGATGAATCGTGTCTCTGTCACTGTGTATGCTTTCCTGCCTTTCCTCTCTCGCCCTTCAGGGTCAATAAGATGACAGGCATAAATAATTCGCCGTTGCCACTTACCCGGCATTTCAGCGACAGAAAGAACCTCTAGGATTCTTTTTCCTTCAGCGTCGGCGGTATAAACCATCTGATCACCATAACCACAATCAGCTGGCTCAGATGTTTTTCTACATCCACCAATCCACCGCTCATCAGTAGTGACATCGCCGTTGTATGACTGGTAATCAGTGGTGATAAATATAAATGGATAAACGGTTTCAAACTTATCGCCGCTCCGTAGATCAATGTTTACTTGTTTAGTTTGTCCTGACATAATTACTCCTGTGAATTGATCCAGTACTAGAAAGTCATAGTGATCTGTGAATCCCCATCTGTTGGCGCGGCTGGGGATTTTTTCTTTCCAATCGTTTTGTATAAGTCCTGCAATGCTCGCCCTATCGGACTCACCTCAGCAGCAATCCCTAAAGCACATATAACCGATGCTACGAAGCGCCAGTCAGTTCGGCTTAGCTTCGATTCATGACAGCCAATCATCTTTGCCATGCCTCGCTGGGTAAGCTGTGAGATACCAATAAGTACATCTGTTTCTGCACGATCAACATCGCGCGGGTTTAACTTGCTATGAGTTGCATGTTCCATTGATTAAAATTTCCGTGTTGAATAAATAGTTACACCACCGGTTAGGTGGTTGGGTTTTTCACCAAACGCCTTTTCGGCATAGGGTGAGAGATCAGATTGTTTAAAGAGCGGTGTTGCTTAAGCTGCGTTATCTTTCACTGATGCAAACACAAGGCTTTCTTTGGTAACTGGCTGGTACTTACCAATCTGTTTAGTGCCTTTCTCAATTGCATCGGCACGTTCAGGTGATGCTCGTCGCACGCCGTATGCGATAAGGTTCATGTAGCCAACGGAGGTGCCGACAAGTTGAGCAAGTTCCGCCCATTCATCCTTGTCAGCATCTTTCCGCCAGCGGAGTAAATCATTGCTCATATATTTTTTACCTTATTTGTTAAAAGATAAATTAAGTTTATCTCAAAGATAAATTAATAACAACGCCATTTTATCAATTTGAATATTTATCAAATTGCTAATACATGGGAAGATTTGGGAATGGAAACTAAAGACTTCAGACGCAACAATTTACGCGCCCTTATGGATGCATATATTCATGAGGGAAAAACTAAAGCTCAGTTCGCAGACGCGATCGGACTACCCGCATCTCAACTAAGCCAGCTTGTAAGCATTAACGCCACGCGAAACATTGGCGACATCATAGCAAGGCGAGTTGAATCAAATCTTGGGCTGCTTCGTGGATGGTTGGACGTTCCTAGAACTGAAGAAAGTTTGATCTCTGCTGGCAATTCAGATGCGAACTCCAGCAAATCGTCAATTTTCAACTTGCAAAATCTCTCCACAAACTATACTGATCATCCATACAGATTAGAATTATTGGATGTGCGGCATAGCTGCGGAGGCGGCATTGTGAATAGTGAGTACCCTGACATAATCCAGTCTATTGAGGTTGACCCTGAGTATGCCAAGCGAATGTTTGGAGGACGCCCTGCTTCATCGCTTAAGCTCACAACGTCAACCGGCGATAGCATGATAGGCACAATTGATCCAGGTGAACTTGTTGTCATTGACGTCACCGTCAAAACTTTCCACAGTGACGGCATTTATGCTTTCACATATGGCGAAGCTAGCCACATTAAGCGCTTGCAAATGCTCAAAGATCGCATCGTAGTCATAAGCGATAATCAGAAATATGACAAATGGGAAATAGATTCAAGTAATGAAAGCAACTTCCACATAGAGGGATTTGTTGTTGGTAAATGGTATATGGACTACTCCAGACTCGGCTAAATACCTCACCACCTCTAACTAAACCAGCCTTGTGCTGGTTTTTTTACGCCTATCAAAAATAAAGATAAATTATTTTATCTTTCAATTCATATGTTTATCAAAAAAACACCGATACCCGCCAAATAATTTATCATTTTGCTATTTACCATTCTTTATCTTTGAGATAAATTAACCACATCAACACGGCAGCACACCAGATCACAGGAAGCCGCCAGCTATTTAACAATCTGATGCTTTACCACTTTATGCCGAGAAGGTGTTTAGTGTGAAAAATGTCAGTTACAGGTCGTTTATATAGCGGCCTGTGCCGGACAAATGGAGGTTCTTATGAATGCAAGAGAACGATGCAGGGCTAAGCGCCATGCGATACGAGAAAAAGAACGGATGATTGCAGCAGCTACAGGTTGCAACTACCGGACTTCATTGCCTGCCTCATTATACGCAGCAGGTCACCGTAAGAGTGAAAATATCACCGCGAGATAATAAGAGTGAAATGCAGAAAAATTGATTTGAATTATGTTAATTCTGTCCTTCTTTACCATCCTGACACAGGCGTTTTCATCTGGAAGCGCAGAGAAGCTAAAATGTTTAGCAATCCAAACTATGCAAACCCTTGGAATGCTAGATTTGCTGGTAAAGACGCAGGAAGCATTAAATCAACAGGCTATGTCTACATACGCTTAAATAATAAATTGTGGCTTGCTCATCGGCTAGCATGGGTAATCTATAACCAGATTGATATTGAAGATCAACTAGTTATAGATCACATAAATCATAATCCATCAGATAACAGGATTATAAATCTGAGGGCTGTTAGTCAATCAGAAAACATGAAAAATATGCCTTTGCTAGCAATAAATAAAAGTGGATGCCATGGAGTTTACTACTGCAAGAACAAAGAAAAATGGGCAGCACAAATTTTGATAGATGGAACCAATAGGCATTTAGGGTATTTCAGCGATATTAATGAAGCGATAGAAAAAAGGAAATCCACAGAAATAGCTAATGGATTTCATGCTAATCACGGGAAACGGTAAGCAGATAGCAATAAACCATACCGCTTATTTGAGAGTGTTACAGCGAGGTAGTTATCTACCCCGCAGATTCAATTAAGGAAGGGATTCCATAACGCGACTGAGTTCTCTCCCACCGAACTCTGCAAGCCAGCCACAGGAGGAACAATGGTAAGGCATGTCCCCAAAGTCACTCCCGACTTGTTTAAAACAGTTGGGACAATAAACCGCCCTCACATACCCACCAGAGGGTTCTTTTCGAAAGGCCGCAGTGCGGTGAAAGACAAACTCATCCTTTGCCCTGTTAGCCGCTACTTCCTTAGAAAGCTCTGCAATCTTTATATTTGCCTCGGCCAATTCTTTCTCGGTCGCAGCATGGGCTTTTTGAAGTACGTCCATTTGCTCGTAAATGAAGGCGAGACGCTCCCGAAGGACGGCGTTACTTTGCACAGCCGAAACGGAATCGATAGCGCTTTGAATCGACGTGATAACCAATCCAAAATCCATGAATAATTCATCCTAAAACGTTGGGGTGGATAAATTATATTCGAATTCCTTACGTTGGGGAACGAAGGAACCACTGCTGCCTGAGGTGGTTAAGACAGTACAGGCACTCATTATTGGCGCAGATAAAGGGGCGCCAGAAGATTCGCGGGAAGAGCATTCCCTTAATTTGAGGTGAAGTATGGCAGACAAATGGTGTTCGCAGTTCAATCTCTGCAAAGGATGCAAATTTGTTGGAAATCAATGCATTGTGCGCGATGGAGAGACAGCAAATAACAGTAAATTTTATGAGCGAATGCTAGTTCTCATTAAGACAGAAATGGCCGCCTAGCGGTCTTTTTTATACCCAGAATGGAGATAGATATGACAACTGTACGTTTAACAAATGCTATTCGTGATGAAATTGCCAAAAAAGCATTAGAAAAGTCAGGCATCGAAGAAGAGCTAAAGCAGCATGCAAAAGAGGTTCAGCAATTCGCCTTTGATGTAAGAACTTACCTACTCGGTGGGGAGAAGGTAGTTCAAGAAATTGAATCTCAGCTAAAAAAAATCAGAACTAACATAGCTGCGATAAACAAACACAACATTTGCGAAATTTATTTGTCTTCCTGCGATAACTGGGCGTTCAGGGTCTCATTTGGCGGAATGCAAACACGACTCAGTTTTGGGTATAACGAAAAAGGAGACCCGATTTACATGGTTACCCCATCCACAGATAAAGCTCTATTAGCAGGCGATCATGAGCTGAGTAAACGATTCATGGAGTTGGAAAACAAAGGGGCGCAGCTAGCCAGCAAAAAAGAGGAAATTAAAAACAACGTTTACGCGGCACTGAAATCAGTCACCTCAGTAAAACGTCTTCTTGAGGTGTGGCCTGAAGCAAAAGAGCTACTTCCTAAAACAGATGATATTGTCCGAGCAACACTTCCATCCGTAAAGGTTGAAGACCTGAACAAGATGATTGGCCTACCAACTGAAACTCAATCAGCAGCGTAATGTCGAGTAATGCACCTAGCAGGTATTCACTGAGTATCTGCTGTAAGCAATCCCGCTCATAACTGGAGAATGACTGCTCTGGTTAGCTGACACGTTTTGCCCCTCTCGTTAGGGGCTTTTTTATACCCGCTTCATCGCAAAGCGTAGGCGTTTTGCAATGAAACCAACGAAGGAGATCGCCAGTGAGCGAGATTACAGATTTAGTCGTCATTGAGAAGACCAATGCTCTAGCGGTCTTCACCAGCCAAGAGCAGCTAGACCCACTTATTGAGGCTATCGAGAAAGAGGCTCGCAGTCTGGTGCCGGATTTATCGACAAAGAAAGGCCGAGACGCTATCGCATCTATGGCACATAAAGTTGCCCGTTCAAAAACCTATATCGACAACGCTGGCAAAGACCTTGTTGCCGAGCTAAAGGCGCTGCCAAAGCAGATTGATGAAAGTCGCCGATTAGTGCGTGAGCGGCTCGATGCGCTTAAGGATGAGGTTCGCCGACCACTTACAGAGTGGGAAGCTGAGCAGGAGCGTATCAAGGCCGAGGAAGCCATGAACGCTAAGCATGAAGAAGCTCTGGCAATGAATGCAGAGTTCGACCTTCAGCGCGCAGCGAAGATTGAAGCTGATCATGAAATGGCTTTACTCATGAACGAGAAGATTGACCGCGAACGCGAAGAAGCACGACAAAAAGCAGAGCAAGCCAAACGCGAGCATGAAGAACGTATTAAGCGTGAGGCCGAAGAGAAAGCGCGGCGCGAAGCAGACGAAGCGGCAAAGCGTGAAATCGAAGCGGCGGCGGCCAGAGAGCGTGAGGCTCTTTTAGCAAAAGAACTTGCGGAACGTGAGCGCATCGAATCTGAGCAGCGAGCCGAACGCGAGAAGCAGGAAGCCTTAGCGAAAGCAGAACGTGAACGCATCGCCGCCGAGGAAAAAGCTAAGCGTGAAAAAGAAGAAGCCATTCAGCGTGAACGTGCAGCGGCAGAGGCCAGAGAACAGGCTCGATTAGCCGAAGAAAAGCGCATCAAGGATGAAGATGCTCGCCGCGCAGCTAATATCGCTCACCAGAAGAAAATCAATAATGCAGCTATGACGATTCTTATGAGTACTGGGTTAAGCGAAGCAGCAGCTCGGGAATGTGTTTGTGCCATCGTTAAGAATCAAAAAGCGTTAGCCGCCTCCGGCCAGCGACCACCAATCAGCATTAACTACTAATCAAATTCAAAGCAATTACAGGAGCTACCCATGATGAATTATGCCATCGCGGGCGGCGCTCTCATGGGCGCTTCTCAGCTATCAGACTCTCAGTTAGACCGAAACGTTTCCAAATTACGTGCCGGTTTCAGAAAAGCATTTCGCTGGTTTATCGACATCATGACGCAAAAAGGAGACCCAAATGATTATTAAGCCTAATCAGGATGGAACAGTCACCGTAAGCCAAGCGTGGTGGCGTACAGGAGTGAAGCATTCTCGGCAGTTCACCAGTTCACAGGATGACATCAAGAAGGCTTACCTATGGGCTCGCGAAGCATCTATGGGCTGGGCTGATGAGCAGGATGAAGAGTTTAAGCAGGTTATAGGGAGACACGCAGTATGAACCAAACAATAGACCCATTGGAACAACAGCTAATCCAGTGGATGCAATCAGCCGAGATGATTCCGGTGATGAACGACCAGATTGCTCAACTAGAAGCAGTGGCAGATCACCGTACAAACATGCAAGAGAAAAGGATGGGAATTAATGAGTGTGCTCAGAGTTATTGATACAGAGACATGCGGGTTGAATGGCGGTGTTGTTGAGGTGGCAAGTGTGGATATTGAGAACTCCTTATCCATCATTAATCCAATGAGTGATTTCGTTAAACCAGACCGCCCTATCGAATTCAGCGCAATGGCCATTCATCACATCACAGAGGATATCGTTGCTGATAAGCCATTGATTGATGATGTGGTTGGTCGCTATCAAGGTGCTGATTTCTACATAGCCCACAACGCAAACTTTGATAAAGGCGTACTTCCAGAAATGGGCGGCGAATGGATATGCACAAGAAAGTTAGCAGCGCGTCTTTATCCAGAACTTGATAGCCACGCCAACCAGTTCCTACGTTACGCGCTTGGGCTTGATGCGTGGGTTCCTGAAAACCTACACGCCCACCGTGCGCTATATGATTGCTATGTAACTGCTGCGCTTTTTATTCTCATCTCACGTGATTCGTCTTGGTCAGTTGACGAAATGCTAGAGATCAGCGCTCAGCCAGTCCTACTAAAAACACTGAGAATTGGGAAGCACAAAGGTAAGACGTTCGCTGAGGTAGCAAAAGAGGATCCTAGCTGGCTCAAGTGGGCTTTAAGCACCATCAGCGACATGTCAGATGACATGCGATTTACGATACAACACTACCTAAGAGACTAATTTAATGAAATTTGAAAAAGCCATGAGAAAGAAAGCCAAGCTACGGCTGGCACTTACTGGGCCAAGCGGGGCTGGGAAAACGTATAGCGCCCTTGTTATCTGTAAAAGTATGGGGGGGAAAACGGCAGTTATAGATACAGAAAAAGGGAGCGCGTCACTTTACTCAAATGAGTTCGATTTCGATGTTCTTGAATTAGACCCACCATTTAGCCCCGAGAGATTTATTGAGGCTATAGCAGTCGCCGAAGCTGCTGGGTATGACAACCTTGTTATTGATTCTATCTCTCACGAGTGGGGTGGCGTTGGTGGTTGTCTTGATGATCTGGATACGATCGCAAAAACAAAATTCAAAGGAAATACACACGCAGCATGGAGTGCATTAACCCCACGACATCGCAAGTTCCTTGATTCAATACTACGAGTGAATTGCCATGTCGTAGCGACTATGCGAAGCAAGACTGAAACAGCGCAACAGGAAGGTAGCAAAAAGGTCGTAAAACTTGGCATGAAATCTGAGCAACGCGATGGTGTTGAATACGAGTTCACAACCGTTCTTGATATTAACCACGAAACTCACACAGCCACAGCATCCAAAGATAGGACAGGTCTTTTTTCCAATGTGGATTACACGGTAATTGATGATTCGGTAGGGAAAAAGCTTGTCGATTGGCTTAACGATGGAAGAACTAAAGCTGAAATAGACTTAGCCCACTTCGTTCTTGTTGCTGAGAAGTCCCAATCATTTGATTCCCTGAAGTCGGCATGGGCAGAAGCTTACCGTTCATTGAGAGATACTCCAGAACAAGCCAAGGCACAAGAAATATACGAAGCAAGAAAATCAGAATTATTACCAACTGAGGAAGCTGAATAAATGGCGAGCAGAGGCGTAAATAAAGTAATCCTTGTCGGGAATTTGGGGAATGATCCAGAAGTTCGTTATTTACCGAACGGAGGCGCAGTGGCAAACATCACGCTGGCCACATCAGAGAACTGGCGAGACAAGCAGACTGGCGAGCAGAACGAAAAAACTGAGTGGCATCGCGTGGTGCTATTCGGGAAGCTGGCTGAGGTTGCGGGTGAATATCTGCGCAAAGGCTCTCAGGTTTATATCGAAGGTGCTTTGCAGACTCGTAAGTGGACCGATCAGGCTGGCGTTGAAAAATACACCACTGAAATTGTCGTAAACGTTGGCGGCACCATGCAGATGCTCGGTGGTAAGCAGGATTCATCATCTAAGTCAGCACAGAACAGAGCGCCACAGCAAAGCGGGCAGCAAACACCGCAGCGCAACGACGAACCTCCAATGGACTTCGATGACTCAGACATTCCTTTTTAGGGGCAAACATGAAGACCTGTTCCAGATGCAATCAGCAAAAGGAAGAAAGGGACTTTCAAGTTAGAAGAGCATCCAATGATGGATTAACTGCCGCATGCCGGAATTGCCTTTCGGAATACGACAAAGGGCGCGCAGGATTGCCACATCGAGTAGCAGCGAGGAAGGGTTATCAGGTATCCGAACGCGGCAGAGAACGGTCTAACGCAGCCAAAAAGCGGTTCATTCAGCGCAACCCATGGAAAAGAAAAGCCCACGCCATCGTGGGCAATTTTTTGCGTGACGAAAGGATAACCAGACCAGAGATTTGCGAATTATGCGGAGGTAAATGCAAGCCACAGGCACACCACTGCGATTACAGCAAACCTCTTGATGTGATGTGGCTATGTAAGTCATGCCATGTTGAATGGCATAAGAATAACTCACCAATCTATGGAGAAGCAGCCTAACTCCTCCCTATTCCCTTCTAGCAGGTAACCACCATGACGCCGCAGAGCATCCTGCGCGTCCTCAGCCAGCACCCCGACAATAACATCACCGAATTCCACAGAGCGCTGAACTCAGTGGGCGGAAAGCTATTGGGCGGTGGTGCTACTGGCGGGGTGACGCTGAATTATCACGAGCCATATTACACATGGCGAAATTTTCTTGAATCCACCCACATCCAATACAACCACATTGGCCGCATTAGAGCATATCTGGACGCTGAACCATGGGGGAATGTGAATCTTGGTGGAACTATCTACCGACTAAAGCCTGACGTTGATATCGACGCGGCTATTTCTGCACTAAGCATGGCCGCATAGGAGATATTCATGAACAACCTACCAATAGAAACATACGAATCAGTAGTTCAGCAGCGTGATGCGCTGGAGAAGAAGCTGGCTGAAATACGAGCGAATGCGATTGAGTCACTACTTACGGAGTCATTCAGAGAAGAGATTGCAGGAGCTTTAGCGGACTTCGACGGCATGGATGAAAAATCGCTTCAAACGCTAATTTGGAGTGGGCATCCACCAGAGCCTGATGGTGATGTGTGGTGCGTTGAATATATGACTCGAGCCGCAGCCATCCAGAGCAAGATTCGTGAATTCGCCTCCCAGCTTCGCAAGGGGATTAATGAATGATGCACAGTAACAGCAAAGAGAAAAAGCTCATCATAAATTGGCTTGAATGCGACTTATGCGGCTCAAGCAATATTGAAGTCACAACCACTTACGGCAACCCAGAATTGCTATATGCAGAAGACAAATGCCAGTGCTTGGATTGCGGCGCGGACGGTGTAATTGAATGTGATGATGGCATTGCGTGGGCGAACTGGCATGAGGTGCAGCCTAATGACCAGTAACAGCAAAGAGCGCGAGTACTTCATTTTGAGCGTTCACCACTGCTCTCGCGATGATGCATTCATTTTGATGTTTAGAAGTAATGACTCTGGATACGCATTCCGACTTCATGCTGCTGGGCGTTATACCGAGCAACAAGTGATGGAACGTCTTGGGTATTACAACGATGGCGACTGCAATATAGCCGTGCCATGCGATGTGATTGAGTCTTTATCTTCCCCTGCTCCAGATGGTTACTTTGACGATAACGGCGGTGTTGTTGTTCTGAATAATGCAAAGAACTGGCGTAAGGCCATAAAGAACGCCGTAGCCAAACCAAAGTATGAACCAAAGCCAGAATACCCACGCGCACGCAGAAGCAAGGAGCAGAGCTATGACTGACGCGCCGATGAGTAACCAAGAGCTAGTGGATGCAGCTATAGAGCTGGCTGGTGAATTCTACTGCCTTATGGGGTATACGCACCGAGAAGGATTCAAATATTACGATTCTCAGCACCCACAAGAGCAAATGGTTTGGAAAATGGCGTGCACTGCATTTCTGAATTTGCGCGGAAGTGATGTTGAAGACGCACTGTCTGATATTGAGGATGAGAGCAATGACTAAGTTAACAATTGAGCGTTTAGATAAGCTGCAAGACAATTTATTGCAGTTTCAGGATGCATACAGCGATCCGGCAGACAAAGAGAACTACGACATATTTGTTGATGCTCTTCATGTTCTTGATGAGTTTAAAGCTGCGAAAGAAAAGCTTCTGGCATACGAGCAAGCAGCTAAGAATGAAGTAGCCCTTCCTGAAGCACTTAAGTATGCAGAAATTTATGGTAGAGCATTTATTTGCGTTGATAGAAGCGGCTCTGTTCATGCTGTAGACCCATCACAGATAACTCTCACTATTTTAACGAACCAGAGTCCGCACAACCTGTAAGGCGAGCATTAACCAATCCAGATAAATCGCGGGAATAAAATAGTAACTACCAATGCATCAAGACACACAATAATACTATGATATTAAAAGGTTTTTAATGAAAAACAACTTCCATAACGTGTAATGCCTTGCTAAGATTATTTGGAAATAATAATCCAATGTATTCGGAGGTGGACAGTGAGCGTAAATGATCTATGTCAGGAGCAATATGAGTGGGCGCTTGAGATGCTAGGCAGGTCTGATGTCCTCTGTCAGTGTAAAACTCATGAAGGAGTATATATTGAGCAGGGAAATGATATTGATTCCGCTTATAAATATATTGCTGGAGTTTTTAGAAATAACAGTGAAAAACCACCATTCACTAGCCTAACCGAGGCAAGAGACTCAATTAAACAAGCATATGAAGATCATTGTGGGAATGATTGCTGTCCTTTATGTTTTAGAAATATAGAAGATTAAATTTATTTTATAAACGCACCCAAATTGAATACGGGATGCCTTTGAATATTGCATAACCTCGCTCCGGCGGGGTTTTTTATTGCCTAAATTTGGAGAAAACATGCAAATCGAAATCGGCGAATACGTCATTACGAGTGACACATACAACCTGATTCTCAACGAGAAAAAGGTAGCAAAGGAAGGTAAATCTGCAGGTGAAGAGAGGCTTCAGTCCATCGGGTTCTACTCAAAAATCTCCACGCTTATCTCTGCATTAATTCAGCGCGAGGTTCTGCTCTCTGACGTCCAGTCATTGCAGGCAATGCAGCAATTAATAGAGCGAGTTTCATTGCAGTGTGAAAAGGCTTTCAAGGACTTTAACAATGCGACACATCATCAAGGGTAATCCAACACAGATAGAACGCTCAGCAATGGAAGCGGCGCTCAATCAGCATCAGAACAAGTACGGTGATTACGCCCCATCTAAAGAGTCAGAAAATTACACTGTTTTGGTTGATGGAATGAAAATCGTCGTTGAAATCATGAACCGTAAAAAATCATATGTGGCTACATCGATGATGCGGCCTAGGGATTTATCCAAAGTGTGGGGGAATGCAGCGTGACATGACAGCAGAACAAGACAACGCGATAAGAAATGTTGCGCGGCGATGCAACGAAGCAATGAAATCTGCAATAAAGTCCGCACCAAAAAAAACCAACATCGACACAATCACCCGCCCCATTCTTCTCAGCCACTACGAAACAATTAAACCTCTCGGAATTCCATTCGTTAGGTTCCTTTGGACTATTGGCGTTTTGAATGGGCAGTTTGAGGATAAATGATGCTAACACTTGAGCAATGGAACAAAACGCTTCCCAAACCAAAGAATATGGAAACAATACGCCGCTGGGCTCGAAATGGTCAGATATGGCCGCCACCAATATTTGATGGCCATCAATACTTTGTTCGCGAGGACGCAGAAAAGCGCGTTAATACTCAGCCAACAAAATCACCCGGCACTCTTCTGATGAGAATTAAAAATGGCACGGAACAGAAGTCACACTCGCCGCGATCTGCCTCCAAATCTGTACGTCAGAAATAACGGATATTACTGCTACCGAGACCCACGGACGGGTAAGGAATACGGGCTTGGAAAGATAAAGCGTGATGCAGTAAATCAGGCTATCGAGGCAAATCTTCAGCTAATGGATAGTGTATCAACTAGGCTTGTCGATAGGTTGTCCACTGAAGCTTCAATGCTCTTTCATGACTGGCTAGACCATTATTCTAAAGTTATAGACAGTCGAGGGCTAAAGCCCAAAACATTGAAAGAGTACAACGGAAAGATACGCATCTTACGAACTATCATCGATAACGTTCCAGTTGAGAGCATTACGACAAAGGACATTGCTTCCATACTGGCCTCATACTCAGCAGACGGAAAAACAACGACGGCTAAGTTAATGCGTATTGCATTACTGGACATTTTTAGAGAAGCGATTGCTGATGGTCATATTACAAACAACCCTGTAGAAGCAACTAGGAACCCGCGATCAGAGATTAAGAGGTCGCGCTTATCTCTTTGCGAGTACAAAGAAATCTACTGCTGTTCTCTTGCCCTTCAGCCTTGGATCCCGCTTAGCATCGAATTAGCGCTAATGACGGGGCAGCGAGTGAGTGATATCAGTAAGATAAAATGGAAAGATATTCGTGATGGGATGTTGTGGATTGAGCAGAAAAAGACGGGAAATAAACTTGTAATTGACTTGAGCCTAACTCTCGATGCAATTGGAGTTAGCCTAAAGGATACGGTTGATCGTTGTAAGGTGCTGTTTGGCAGATTCGATAACATCATCTGTTCGCAAACTGGGACTCAATTGACAACGACAACGATGGCGAGAGGATTCGCAAAAGCGAGAGAGCTATCAGGTATCACGTGGGAAAAAGAACCTCCCAGTTTTCATGAATTACGAAGTCTGTCCGCAAGGCTGTATACTGAAGAGAAAGGGACGGAGTTTGCCCAACGGTTGCTAGGCCATAAGTCAGCAGTGATGACAGCAAAATATCAAGATAATCGTGGTAGTGAATGGGTTAAAGTCGCCACCTGA